AACACCAGCAACTTGTTTAGCGTGATGCGCTTCAAGATGTGATTTAAAATCTTTTACGTTTGGAGTAGTGTTATTGCGAACAGTAGAATTAATATAAGTGGCTAGATGTCCATGCTCACCACTATGGGCAGAGTGAACAGCGTTATACATTTTGTCGCCATGAGTATCATGAACTGCTTTTGCTGCAGCCATATGCTTATGGAACTCATCTTGATTGGCTTGAGAGTGAGACGCTTTGCTAGTATCGTAGCTGGCGTCATGATGGTGAACATCAGGATGATCTTTAAATTCGTGGTGATCAACTTCATGATGAGCAGACATCGAGTGGATATCTTTACCATGGTATTGAGTATGAACAGCAACACCTACTTTTGCTTTTGCTGCTTTCTTGGCTTCATCGCCAGAAGCAGTATAGGTAATTGTGTTTGGAGTAAAAGATGCTTTGCCAGTTTTCTTATCGTGCTTAACATCACCTTCAGAGTGCATAATGTCACCTTGGTAAACTTTACCCTTTGGAGTAACTTTAGGTAGGTGATGTAACGCAGCTTTTAATTTGGCAGCAAGACCTGGAGCATGTCCGTGGTTCTTATCAATATCAGCATCAGTGTGATTAATCTTTGGATCTTTATTGAAAGCAGATTTAGAAGCAACAAAGAACTTACCAGTCTTTGGATGAGAACCGAAAACTACAGCAGGTGAACCATCATACTTAGTGGTGAGGTTGCTATTATTTTTACCAGACTTCATATGCTCATGAGCGTGCATTAGAGCACCATGGGCATGTTCAAATCCATCATGTCCGTGCATCAATGGACGATCTTCAGGATGGGTGATGTGCTTTAGTTTAGTACCTTCTTCGGCAGCTTCTTTTAAAAATGTTTGAAACGATTTCATTTTTTATCCTATTAACTTATTATACTATATCTTGCAATAAAAGTAAAGCGATATTTGCAATCCCCTCAACTTTTGAGGGTTATCCTATTTTCTTAGCAGAAGCACGTAAGAACCAAGCATGCTTCTGGTGAGTATCTATTCTATCAGCTATAAAATTACAAACACCTTGTTGCTTTTCAGAATTAGCAATAGTGAATACTTTATTTAGGCTGGCCAAGACTTCTTCGTTTGCTGCAATAAGACTTACGAATATATCTTCAAGTTTCTCAACACGTTGAGATTCTTCTTTTAATGTTTTGTATTTAAATAATTCATCCATACTAACTGGAGCGTAGTGATCTAACTTACGTAACCATTCAGCAGTTGGATCAATTGATCCATAAACTTCAGTATATAAATCTCCAAAGAACTCATGGTATTGAGTAAACTCTATACCCTCAATATTCCAATGGAACTGATGTGCTTTGTAATACATTACAGTAGCATTTGCCAGCAATACTTTAATTGCAGTTGTTAATTCGTTCATTTAAATTCCAGGTGTAACTGTAGTGTTTGAAAACGGATCAAATGTTTTAGAAGTAAAATCTTGCGGAGCCAGACCAGCTGGATCAGTATTTCTAACAGTAGATTTAAAAGATTTTAACTTTTTCTTTTCTACTTTCTTCTCTACTAATTTTACGTTCTGAATCCATTTGCTCACTAATTTGCCAGTAGATTCTTTTAACAATAGGTGATTAGAACCACGCTTAACAATTTCATATTGTTGACCATCGGCTTCTACTTGCTCACCAACATTAAAGATTTCGCCACGGAAATATTGTTCACGCAGTTCGTCTTTAACTAATTTAATTTCTTCTTTGATTGGCTCAAGTCCTGAACCAATTCTAATATCATTCATCAATCTACGAGAATCAATATCACGAATTGATGATGGTAGATTCTTTTTAAAATCTTCGTATAAACCTTTGACTGCATAGTTACGAGTAGCATCTTCAGTATCAGGATCTTTATCCATTGTTGATATGACTGTAGCTTCCTTTAGAGATTTCTTCATGGAAGCTACTTTGTCTGCGCTGGTAACAATGATAACATGGCGATAGGTTTCTTTTAATTTAGCAACCACTTCGCTCATATTGTCAGAGTAAGTATTGAACTGCGTGTTCGGAAACAGCGTGTTCAAATACTGCAATTTCTTTTCTACAATTAAGGGATTCTTTTTAGCATCGCTAGAATCGGATGCATAAATGGCGTAGCTGGCATTCTTTTGCTCAGCTACAGATTTGACTGCCTTGATTAGAAGTTCGTGTCCGATAGTCGGAGGGTTAAACTTCGAACAGGCTAGAACTATCGTTTTGCTCGGTAGTTCTCTGATTAGTTGTCTATAATCTTTCATTTAATCCATCAATTAAGTAGTGTTATATGGTTATTTATAAGATGTCTACTTTAAGAAGCAAACGCTTTGAGTAGTAGCTGATTATTGACATCCTTATACGCTGCAGTGTTTATGGTTACATTATTTGCAGCGGAGATCGGACATAGGTTATAGGTAGACTTCTTAACATTAGAGAATTCTAAAGTCATAACAAACTGGTAATCTCCACCACCCTTAGATTGACAACGAACACGAATCCTTGCTGAAGCGCAGTTGGCGAAGTCTTCAATTTTCTTCTGTAGTTTGAGGTTTAATTTAAGAGGATCTAATTTGTTCATTAGATAGAACCCATGAGTACCTACGTTTAGGTAATGAGTTTTCTTCTTATTATAGTAGTCGCAAATGGCTTTAGCAGGAACATCAATGTGAACTTCATTTTCGCCTTTGAAACTCTCGATGTCTATCTTATATGCAGCATTCTTATCTTTAATGCCACCAGTTAGGATTTTCTTACCAGAAGCGTCATTCTGTAGTACTGGGACTTTACCACGCCAACGAGCGCCAGCAGAGCCAGAAGTATTCATATTCTCAAGGAGTTTATATTTCTTGGCAATCTCCTGCATCATCATCTTTTCTGGGTCACCTTTTACGTCACCGAAGTCCCACTGCCCCTTGAAGTATTTTAATACTAGAGATCCAGCAGCAGTAGGGGAGATTTTTAATTCGCAACCAGCAGGTGTTTTAACTGTCTTTGTTACGATAGATAAGTCTGGCTTATCATGTGATGCGCCAGCGATACCTCCAACAGAGATACCCATTTTATTTAATGCTTTATAAGCATTTGCTTCGTAAACAAAACCTTGTTGTGCCATAATGACCCCTATACTTTTGGTATATTTAGGTCATACGATTATACTTGCGATCCCATTTACCGATCTGATCTATAATCTTACGAGTGGCGATGTTGTTTCTTAAATCGTAGTCAAACGTCTTTAAGAAATAGTGGAGAGTAGATGAATCTCGTTTTGTCTTATAACGATTTAGCAGGATGCTAATATCTACCTTTGGTCTGCGCATTTTAAAATCTAGATACACACAATGCGCATATGCTTGTATCTCGTCAAACTCAGAGAGGTACGCTCTCTGTTCATCTTTCTTGGCTATGCCAACTTTCTTATATGGAACAACGTAGTTACTCCATTCATCACCCCTTCTGTCATATTGCATGAAGTGGATTATCTCATGCATAAGAGTCTGAATAAATCTCATCTTAAATGATGACCAAGATTTTTCAGTGAAGGGGAAACTATTGAATTTCTTTGTATAAATCTGTAGGGTTATTTGGCGATCATCGGGAGAGTACTCACCACCTATTGCCACAAAATTTTCAGCCCATTTTGCTTTGGACTTTTCAGTGCGCCACTCGATCCTAGTTCGCCATTTTCTAGTGTAGTTTGCTAGCCCGACTGAGTCATGTTTATATGAATCTAGATCTACCCATACTTTTGATGGATTGAGTTTGGCTCTAAATGGACGCTCATAGAAATTGAGTAAGTCCATCCAGTCAAAATCAGCTTTCTCTAGGTAAGTCATATTCCCTAGAAGATGCTTGCTTAACTAATAAATTGCTTCTCCAAAAAAGCAAGTACCTTCGTCTGCTCCTCTAAGTTAGTGTTCGCAAACTCAGTAATATATGGCATCAAATCAAAGTTTGACATCAGGTTACTATATTTAGTTTCTCTTCCACGTAGGAATTGCTCAGATTGATCGGATCCACGCTCTTTATAGCGTTGTTCTAAAATATCTTTTGGAGCCTTTAGAAATACCACTTCTAATTGGGTATTTGGGAGACCCATACAGAACTCTAGAAATGATTGGTTAAAAACCCGATCTCCCTCAAATAGGATATTACAGTTATGAGAAGCGACCCATTCTTGAAGAGGTGGCTGAACTGCCATGGATAGTCGGTCGGTTCCAGCGAATACTTCACCCTCATCATACTTACCAAGAATATATAGATCTCGCTCAGTATTATAACTGGCATTTACCAACTTAGCAGGGGAAACTTCTAGCCAATCTTTACCTTCCATAAACTTACGGAACAAAGTGGTTTTGCCAGTTCCAGGCGAGCCACCAACTGCGATAATCTTTCTAGACTTCATAGGATTAGTTACCCTTTCTACTTTGATGATGTCAACTACACCCACGTTTTCGTTAAATGCCATTCCTAATTTCCTCAATCATTTTAATCAGTTCTTCTTTACTGAATACCCAAACACGTCCACGGAATGAATGAGTATCGGTATTTATTTCTGTCTTTTTAGTAAAGGTCATCTTATTAGTAACTTCTTCTGACGCCATCTTTGCTAGATTATGTTTAATCTCAGTAGCATAATCTACATTACTTTCACGCAGTTTCATAAGTTCAAATTCTTGAACTCGATGCTGAACAGTCAACTCGTTTAACTGATATCGATCTAAAATAACTTCAGCTGGAGTGCGCATTGGTACAGTATTGGAACTAGTAGTAATGGTTGCGCTACCCATAGTCATTGGCAGTGTAATTGTACCACTCATATCTTCATACATAGCACCAGTAAGTCCAGTCATTTGACTTTTAGTTATGGCCATTATAAAACTCCAATCAATTGTTTATATTCATCTACTCTTTGTTTAGTTAACATTTCCATATTATATTTTTCATTAATTTGTAATTCTGTCAAGTTATAAAGATCTTCAAGTTCAACACCAACATTTAAATTAGTTATCATTTGAAATTCAGCTACTTTGTTATTGTCGCAAATTAATGAACTGAAATGGTTTGCTATGTTCCCACACTCTATGTATGATAAGTTTTGAGAAGGTAACTCCCAATCCATAGCATTACCATTAAATACATATCCGTATATATCTGGATGTAAACTAAATTCTGATGTATACGCCTTTAATCTTTCTACATTATTTTTATTTCTGGCAAACAAAAATAACGGATAGAATGATATTTGTTGTAGTGGCACATCAGGCTGCATACAAAAGTTAAGTAATTCATCAAAATATGCATGAGTATCATAAGGTAACCCAAGAATAAATCCTGCTCCAATATTTACTTTGTTCTTCCATCTTTCATTTAACCAATATAATCTATCTTTTACTTTATTCGGCGCAAGACCTTTACCAATGGCTTTAGCACTATCTGCTTGGAATGTCTCAATACCAAAGTAGGTTCCAATAAGACCCATTTCTGTTAGTAAGTCTGCTTGATCTGGGAATTTATTGATTAAATCTAGTCGTAGATATGCGCTGAATTTTGGTTTAAATGGTAAAGAAGTAAATACTTTATGTAAGGATTCGATCTTATCATTATCATCATTGAATGTATCATCCGTAAAATAGTAAGATGTAGTTCCATGTGTTTCCCACATCTTAATCATTTCATCTCCAATCATAGATGCATCTCTTAAGTAAGTCCCTTTCTTTTTACCTAACAATGGATATGTGCAAAACTTACATTTGAAAATACAACCACGAGCCAATTCAATCGGCAATCCTTCATTTGGTAAAATATTAAATTCCTTATTCCACCAATGTGTAGTTATATCATCTAATTTTGGTTCAGGGTATTTACTAGAATCAATTATCTTTGATGTAACTCCTCCAATTTGATAATCTTTACAATCAATTAAGTTTGATGTAGTATTGTGTTCTAGGGATTTGGTCAATTCCACTACTGATATGTCTGAATAACCAATTACATAATAATCTATCCTATCATCTGCTAGAAAGAATGGAGCCTTTGCTCCACCATATAGTAATTTTGCTGTACTATTTGATCTAATGAAATCAATAATATCATCGATATATTTCATATCAGTATAATACATTTTGTCTTTCATCGTATCATCAAAAGATGTTGTATTATTCTTCCAATAAAATGTTGATGAAAATCCAAC